TGCAAACAGAAATAACTTCTGCACAGAAAGACAAGATGGTTGATCTTGATACTTCTGGAGATGGTGCTGAAATTGAGGTTGAAGATAAATCTCACGGTGCCGTTAGTCCTGATAAGTATGAAGAAGTAAAAACCGACGAAAAGGATCCGCTCAATCCTGCTGTTGAAGAACAGACTGAGGAGATGGATCAATACTCTGATAAAGTCAAAAAAAGAATCGACAAGATGACTTGGAAGCTCAGAGAAGCTGAAAGAGAGCGTGAAGCTGCTCTACAGTTTGCTCAAAACGTTCAAAAAGAATTATCAGACGCTAAGAAAAAAACTTACGACATTGACAAAGGCTACATGTCTGAAAGTGAAGTAAGAAATAAAATGGCTGCTGATTTAGCTCGTCAGAATTTGATTACTGCTCGTGAAGCGGGTGATTATCAAAAAGAAGAAGAAGCAAGACAAGCTTTAACAAAATTAGATTTGGAAGCAGAAAGAATTAGAGTGACTAAATCTAAGAAAGAACGTGAGTATGAAGAGTTTCAGAAACAGTTAGAGCAGGAGCAACAAGCTTATGCTCAACAACCACAAGCTAGACCACAACCTTCTAGTAAGGCATTAGCCTGGGCAGAGAAGAATCCGTGGTTTAGAAGTGATGAAGAAATGACTGATTATGCACAAAGAATACATCGTGGTTTAGTGGCAGAAGGATTTGACACTGAGTCCGATGACTACTATGATGAATTGACTAATAGGGTTAAAAACAAGTTTCCAGAGTCCTTTGCGGGCTCGGATCAGACTATCAGAAGCAACAAAATCGCCCAACCCGTTGCCTCTGCATCAAGGTCTGCAACCACTGGGCGCAAGTCTGTTAAGTTGACTCCTAGTCAAGTAAAAATAGCAAATAAGCTAGGGGTTCCCTTAGCTGAGTATGCTAAGTACGTTTAAGGAGGTACAAAATGACAGATATTAAAACACCAAGAAGTGCACAAACAAGGGCTAAAGAGGAACGTAGAAAACCTTGGAAGCCACCGTCTCAGTTAGACGCACCACCATGTCCTGATGGATATAAGCAACGATGGATAAGACACCGTGTAAATGGAGCGGATGACACTAAAAACGTCAACGCTAAATTAAGAGAAGGCTGGGAATTAGTTCGAGCCGATCAATACTCAGAGAATATGTACTCTGCTTACAACGGAAACATCAAAGCTTATGAGGGTGTCATCAGCGTAGGTGACTTGCTATTGGCAAGAATTCCTTCAGAGATTGTAGATGAGAGAAATACTTACTACAAAAATCGGACTGAACAACAGACCGAAGCTTGGGAACAAGATCCTCTAAGGGAGCAACATCCTAGCATGCCTATCAATGCCGATAGGCAGAGTCGTGTATCTTTTGGTGGTGGCAATAAGAAACCATCCTAAGATACTTAATTAATAAAGGAGATGAACTATGGCAAATCAAACTGGTAATTTCGGATTTCGTCCTGTTCAAATGCAAGGTGGTGCTTACAATGGTCAAGGCCAAAGTGAGTACGCTATTGGGAACGGCGAAGCCTCCGCAATATATCAAGGTGATCCCGTTGTGCTATTAGCCAACGGAAACATCGACATAGGATCGTCTGCTGGTGCTGAACTTATTGGTATTTTTAACGGTTGCGAATATACTGATCCAACTACATCTAAACCAACATGGAGTAATTATTACCCAGGCGGCATCGCAGCAGATGACATAAAAGCTTATGTTATCGACGATCCAAACGTGGTATTTGAAGTCAAATGTGACGATTCAAATGCTGGACAGGCACAAGTAGGTTCTAACGCAAACATCGCTACTTACGGCGCTGGTTCTACCATTTCTGGTATTTCCAACGTTGCAATTGACGGTTCGAGCTTTACAACCGACGCAGGTGCAAACTTTAGAGTTGTAGCGTTATCAACTGATGTTGATAACAATGATTACACTGCTGCTAACGCAAGCATCAGAGTAAAAATCAATCTACACGCTCTAAACGATTCAACAGGCATATAGGAGGTTAAACTATGGCTATATCTAGAAGTCAACTCGTTAAAGAGTTAGAGCCAGGTTTGAACGCTCTGTTCGGCTTGGAGTATGGACGTTATGATGCTGAGCATGCTGAAATTTTTGATACAGAAACTTCTGATCGTGCATTCGAAGAAGAGGTAATGTTATCAGGTTTTGGTAATGCTAGAGTAAAGTCTGAAGGTGGTTCAATTGTTTATGACAATGCGACAGAAACCTTCACAGCTCGTTACACACATGAAACAATTGCATTAGGTTTTGCAATCACTGAGGAAGCAGTAGAGGACAACCTTTACGACAGAATCTCAGCAAGATATACAAAAGCTCTTGCTCGTTCCATGGCAAACACTAAGCAAGTTAAGGCTGCTAACGTACTTAATAATGCGTTTGATCCTAACTTCCCTGGTGGTGACGGCGTAGAACTTTGTTCTGCTGCACACCCACTTGTCACTGGTACATTGTCAAACGAATTGGCAGTTGCTGCTGACTTAAACGAAGCATCTCTTGAGCAAGCATTAATTGATATTGCTGCTTTCACTGATGAGAGAGGCTTACTGATTTCTACTCAAGGTAGAAAACTCATTATTCCTTCTGAGTTACAATTCGTAGCAGACAGACTAACTCAATCAACATTAAGAGTTGGTACTGCTGACAACGATATTAACGCAACAAGAAATATGGGTATGGTACCTGAGGGTTACACAGTAAACCACTACTTAACAGACCCAGATGCGTTCTTTATCAAAACCGACATTCCGAACGGATTCAAACTTTTCCAAAGAAGCCCAATTAGAACTTCAATGGAAGGTGATTTCGACACAGGAAACGTAAGATACAAAGCTAGAGAGAGATATTCATTTGGATTCTCAGATCCTAGATGTGTATTCGGTTCACCAGGTGCTGCATAAGCATTACGATAAATAACATTAATTAGGGGGCTTTTATGCCCCCTTTTTTTATGGTACTTTATAACTTTATTAACCTCATGACCCTTCGGGGACTATTAACAAAAGGAGATAGACATGGGAACAACTACATTTTCTGGTCCAGTAAAGGCCGGAACAATTAAAGACACAACAGGTACTACTTTAGGATCTGATGTAAAAAATACAGGTTTTGTCGTTATGGCACAATCTGCATTTATTGATATTACAGGTGCATCTCATCTAAACCAAGTTATCGGAACAATTCCTGCTAACTCACAAATTACAGATGTTGTTTTAAACGTAACAACTGTAAATGATGATACTAACGCAGCGACTGTTTCTGTTGGCACAGTAAGTGATGGTGATGCTTTTATTGCAACTGCAAACGTAAAAGCTTTAGGCACAACTTATGGTACTTTAGATACTGAAGCATCAAACGTTGGTTCTACTGACATTCAAGTTCTTGCTGATTTTACAGGGACAGACGGTGATGGAACCACAGGTAATGCAACAGTAACTGTAAAATATTTACAAAACGCTCAGATAGCACTTGCTGGTGACGTACCTGCGTAAGGAGTAAACAATGTCCGTAACACCAATTAATAGTAAACTATTTAAAGCCGTTGCTGCTGATACAGCAGCTATTGCAGCTTTACAAACTTTAGCAGGTGCCGGAAATATGACGTTGACAGGATCATCAGTAAATGATGGTTCTAATATGGATACCACTGTTACTCTAACATCTACAGGTAACATTTCAGGAGTTACATTTACTGTAACTGGAACTGACGCAAGTGGTTCTACGATTACTGAGGATATTACAGGACCAAATAACAATACTGTTACAGGTTCTACAAAATTTCTTACAGTAACACAGATTGCAGCAGACGCAGCGGTAGGAACAAATACTTCTGCTGGTTTTACTGCAACTACAGGAACACAAGGCATATTGTTTGCAGGCAACACACGTGTAAGAGGATTACACGGAGTTAGCTCATCAACAGCTGGAGCATTAATTCTAAGAGAAGGTTCACAAACTGGATCTAAATTATTAGAAATTGATACCCCTGCCGCCGCTGGTCAAGTAGATCCATATATTCCTGATGAAGGAATACGTTTTAGAACTGGTGCGTATATTGACATTAGTGCTGGCTATGACAGTGCTACAATTTTCTTTGATGGGTAATGGCTAGAGATAAGCAACCACCAAAAACTAAAAAATATTTCCGCTCCACAAAAAGTGGGGCGGGAATGACCAAAGCAGGTGTTAAACGCTATAGAGCGGAGAACCCTGGTTCTAAATTAAAAACTGCTGTGACAGGTAAAGTTAAACCTGGTAGTA